ATGTAAATGATGTGACCTGGAGTATCATCTGGTGTCTCATCATTCTTCTAGCGGGCGTTTCTTATTACATATATAATATACTGAAGCTAGCTTACGAGGAACTAGAAGATGGGAGCGATGACACCCCCGAGCAGGAAGAGTTGTTACAACTTCCGAGTGATCAGCATAGATAGAGTGTTGGACGGGGACACTATCGATGTTACAATCGATCTCGGTTTTGACCTTTATAAAAAAGAGAGAGTTAGAGTTGCTGGGGTTGACACGCCCGAAAAACGAACCAGAGACCTCGAAGAAAAAGCACTTGGAATCGACGCAACAAACTGGCTCAAAAAGAAACTGGAAGGAGCGGTGGATGGTGATGATGATCTTGTTATCCGCACTGAACTTGTTGGCGGTGTTGGGAAATACGGGCGTCTTCTTGGGTGGCTTTATATTGGGGACGCAGACTTGTCCCTTAATGAACAAATGATCGAAGAAGGTTACGCCTGGGCATATGATGGCGGAACCAAGAAAAAAGACTTTGATGAACTTCGTGAAATCAGACAGTCTTTTGGAACTCTTTAATGGAATCTGATCCAGCAGAGTGGAGTTGTACAGTTGATCTAACTATTGATGATGTACGAGCTTTACACAGTTCCATCTCTTACTTGATAGAAATGTGGCCTGGTTCACCTGCTAGACCAGCATCAGAACAGGAATATCTGCATTACGTCAAAAATCAACTCTTTGCAATGATGATGGATTATAACTATAATTACCTAACAGGAGAAAAATGAACTCCTGGTCTCTACTCTACCACGATCATATGGAAAACAGAGAATACTTAGAAGAAGAGGAAATGCGTGAGCTTCAGCGCAAAGTTATGAAGAAGAAGCACGAGACTCTACGGGAAGAACCCTGTCCGTTATACGAACCTGAATTTTTAGAAGAATAATGCCTGCACAAAGTGACGTTTATCTTGGTAATCCCAATCTAAAAAAAGCAAATACTCAGCAGAACTTTACCAAAGCTCAAGTTGCTGAGTATATTAAGTGTCGGGATAACCCTGTCTACTTCACTGGCAAGTATCTAAAAATCGTCAACGTTGACGCTGGTCTCATACCTTTCAAGATGTATGATTTCCAGAAGGAGATGATGTGGAAGTTCCACCAGAACAGATTCAACATTGCAAAACTTCCTAGACAGTCTGGTAAGTCCACGATCGTGACGACTTACCTACTTCACTATGCGCTGTTTAATGAGAACGTCAATATTGCTATTCTAGCAAACAAAGCTGCTACGGCGAGAGAAATGCTTTCTCGTCTACAGTTAAGTTATGAAAATTTACCACGCTGGATGCAGCAGGGTATTGTAGCTTGGAACCGAGGATCACTGGAGTTAGAAAATGGATCAAAAATTATCGCGGCTTCTACTAGTGCCAGTGCTATCCGTGGTATGTCTTTCAATATTGTGTTCCTTGATGAGTTTGCATTTATCCCCAACCATATATGCGATCAGTTTTTTAGTTCCGTTTACCCGACGATTAGTAGCGGAAAGAAATCGAAAGTAATTATCATCTCTACTCCTAACGGGATGAATATGTTCTACAAGATGTGGAACGACGCCCTTAAGAGTAGAAACGAATATGTACCCACAGAGGTGCACTGGTCTGAGGTTCCTGGTAGAGACGCAGCTTGGAAAGAACAAACAATCAAGAACACGTCTCAGAGACAGTTCACACAAGAATTTGAGTGCGAATTCTTAGGATCGCAGGATACGCTCATTGCACCATCCAAGCTTAAATCTTTATCGTTTGAAACTCCGATTAAGAGAAATGCTGGATTAGATATCTACGAACCAAGAAAAGAAGGTCGTGACTATGTAATGACAGTTGACGTGTCACGTGGCACCTCACAGGATTACTCTGCCTTCTGTATCTTCGACATCACGGAGTTCCCATATCGTTTGATAGGTAAGTATAGGAACAACGAAATTAAACCTATCCTATTCCCCAACATTATTGTAGAGACAGCTCGTAACTATAATAATGCACATATTATGGTAGAGGTCAATGACATTGGTGATCAAGTTGCTGCTATCATTCAATACGATCTGGAATACTCTAATTTATTGATGTGTGCAATGCGTGGTCGCGCAGGTCAGATTATGGGATCTGGTTTCTCTGGAGGTAAAGCACAGCTTGGTGTCAAGATGTCCAAGGCGGTTAAGAAACTTGGATGCTCTAACTTAAAAGCTTTGATTGAAGAAGATAAGTTAATGATCAATGACTATGAGACCATTGCAGAATTGACTACCTTTGTTCAAAAGAAAGATTCTTTTGAAGCTGACGAAGGATATAATGATGACCTTGTTATGTGTAATGTAATCTTTGCTTGGATGGTACTGCAAGATTACTTCAGGGAAATGACGGATCAAGATGTCCGTAAGAGAATCTATGATGAACGTGCCAACGAAATTGAACAAGATATGGCACCGTTTGGTTTTATGGACAATGGATTAGACACAGAAACTATAGTAGACGAAGATGGAAATGTATGGCAGGTAGATGAATATGGTACTAAACAGTACGAAGTAGATTATATGATGCCGTATATCTAATGGATCTAGAAGAACAGTTTTCAATTGAAGCTGTATTATTTCGCGACAGGAAATGCAGAACCTGTGGCGAGACTAAAGATCTCGTAGATGGTTTTTATCTAACCAGAAAAAAACGTGGGAACGTTCCCAGCTCATACTCATACGAATGTAAGGAGTGTACTATAAAGAGAATAACTAATCGTAGGAAGCAATCTCGGTGCACAGACGTTTATCCTGACTGGTAGTTCACGCAGTGTTTCCCCACTGAAAGGGTCCAAAATAATAAATAACTTAAGAAACCACTGGATTTCATTTCAGGAGCACTACAACAATGGCAGGGCAAGTATCACCTGGAGTCGTCATTAAAGAACGCGACTTAACTAATGCACGTATCGATAATACTATCGATAACGTGGGCGCTTTCGTGGGTCCGTTTGAACGCGGTCCTGTTAACGAAATCGTTAATATCACAAACGAAAAAGAATTACTCGAAACCTTCGGTCGCCCGAACGAGGACAACGCAGGGTATTGGTTCACTGCAACCAACTTCCTGTCCTACGGCGGTCAGCTGCAAGTCCTTCGCGTCGGCACCAGCGGACTGGTTAACGCTGTGTCTGATAGCGCTACCGCTACTCTGATCGAGAACGATACTGAGTACACCGTCAACCACTTCGACGATGCACAATCTTGGCACTATGCTGCTAAGACTGCTGGTACCTACGGTAACAACGTCTCGGTTCACGTTGTTGACCACGGTTACGATGTTGCCCTGACTACTAGCGTTGCTCTTACAGCAGGTGCTGGTGCGATGGCATACGCTTCCACAGGCGCAACTGGTAAAGTTTATGAAGATCCTGCTGGCGGTACTTCCCTCAAACTGATTGAAACCACTGGCGCATTTGCTGTCGGCACTGCTAATGTGCTGGTTAAGGAAACTGGCGGAACTGCTACCACTCTTGACGGCGCTATCGCTGCTGGCGATGCTGCCATCACCGTGACAGCTGCAACAAACATCGCTGTTGGCGATTACCTGCTGCTGGCATCTGGCGAAATCGTCGAAGTCACCGACATTGCTTCCGCTCCTCAACTTTCTGTTGACCGCGCACAATTCGGTACTACCGCTGCTGCCGCTGCTGATGGTAGTGACGTGTTTGAACTGACTGCTACCGATGTTACCGCTTCGATGAAGTGGTGGGACAACCTGAAGCTTGCTGGTACTGACATCAACTGGAACACTCTGGTTTCCCGTCCTGGTACTTCTCAGTATGCTGATAACTTCGGTTCTAAGTATGACGAGCTGAGCATCGTGGTCCTGGATGCTACTGGTAAGATCAGCGGCACCAAGAACACCGTCCTGGAGAAGTTCCAGAATGTGTCTAAGTCTGCTGGAGCTCAAACTGCTGAGGGTGCTGACAACTACTACGCCAACGTTCTCCGTTTCGGTTCCGAGTACCTGTACTACGGTAAGCACGACATCACTAACGTTGACTCCAACTTCGCTGGTTACACCACTGGCATCTGGGGCAGCGGCATTGCGGATGGTCGCACCTACACAATGCTGGGTTACCAGTCCTACAGCCTCTCTGGTGGCGTGGATGGTTATGCTGTTACTGCTGGCGATCTGACCTCTGGTTACGATTACTTCGCTGATACCGAAGCAATCACCATTGACTATATCCTTGCTGGTCCTCTGCTCAATACTCGCGTTGACTCGATCACAGTTGCTCAGAAGTGCATCAACATCGCTTCTAGCAGAAAGGATTGTATGGCATTTGTGTCTCCTTACAAGGCTGCCGTGATCGGTACTCTTGCTACTAGCACTGCTGCTCAGCGCGATAACGTGATCGACTTCTTCGATGGCGTTGGTTCTTCTACTTCTTACGCTGTGTTCGATAGCGGTTGGAAGTACATCTACGATCGTTTCAACGATACCTATCGTTACGTGCCTTGCAACGGCGACGTTGCTGGTCTCTGTGTTGAGACAGGTGCTGATCTGGATCCTTGGTTCTCCCCCGCTGGTTTCACTCGCGGTGTGCTCCGTGGTGTGATCAAGCTGGCATACACCCCCGCTAAGTCTGATCGCGACAAGCTGTATCAGGCACGCATCAACCCGATCTCCACATTCCCTGGTCGCGGTACCGTCCTCTATGGTGATAAGACTGCTCTCAGCACTCCTTCCGCCTTCGACCGTATCAACGTCCGTCGTCTGTTCCTGACGGTTGAGAAGCAAGTTGAGAACCTTGCTAAGAACGTCCTCTTCGATCTGAACGATGAGATCACACGTTCTTCCTTCGCTAATGCTGTTGGCGGTTTCCTCCGTGAAGTCAAGGCACGTCGTGGTCTGACTGATTATCTCGTCATCTGTGACGACACCAACAACACTGGCGACGTGATCGACCGCAACGAATTCGTTGCTGAGATCTATCTGAAGCCTTCCCGCTCGATCAACTTCATCACCATCACCTTTGTTGCTACCCGTACAGGTATCAGCTTTGATGAGATCGTCGGTAGATGATCCAATCCACTCTTTCTCCTTCTAAATAAATTCATAGAGGTATAAAAACCAATGGCAGTCTCAAGTAACGTAAAGGACTTCCTCTCAAAAGTAAAGAGTGGAGTCAAACCCAATCTATTCCGCGTGAAGTTAGATTGGCCTACTGGTCTGGGTGTCTCCCAGGCAGACAAAGAGCTCGGTTCTTTCCTGTGTAAGTCCGCTGCTCTCCCCGCTTCCAACCTCGGTGTTATCGACGTGCCCTTCCGTGGGCGCGTTGTGAAGGTCGCTGGCGACAGAACCTTCGACACCTGGAGTGTCACCATCATCAACGATGTTGACTTCCGTCTGCGCAACCTGTTTGAAGCTTGGTTGCAGAGCATCAACGCTCACGAAGACAACATCGCTGAACTGATCAACCCCGAAGAAGGCGGCGATGGTTACACCAAGGATCTGGTTGTTCATCAACTGGGTCGCTCTGGTAAAGAGGAAGCAAACAACTATGTGAAGACCTACAAACTGTGGGGTTGCTTCCCGACTCAGATCTCCCAGATCGATCTCGCTTATGACAGCAACGATCAGATCGAAGAGTTCACTGTTGAGTTCCAAGTCCAGTACTGGACATCTGGTGACAACAGCGAAGAGTACGATAACATCATTGCGTGATTGACTAAATACCTAAGTATTAGGTATTTTCCATAATATAATGGCTCAACTATTTGGATTCTCTATCAAGAGAAAGGAGGGACCGAAGGGTCAGTCCCCGATCCCTCCATCACAGGATGATTCAATCACCACAATTGCTGGTGGTTACTTTGGGCAATATGTAGACTTAGATGGCGGCGTTCAGACTCGTAACGAGTACGAGCTGATACGTCGCTATCGTGATATGGCGCTTCATCCAGAAGTCGATACTGCCATCGACGAAGTGGTGAATGAAGCCATCATTTCTGATCTGGATGACACTCCAGTTCAGATTGAGTTGTCTAATCTTGAGGTAGGGGAAAATATTAAAACCAAAATTCGTGAGGAATTTGAGAACGTCAAGCGTATGCTTGACTTTGATCGCAAGTCTCACGAGATCTTCCGTCGTTGGTATATTGACGGAAGACTTCATTATCACAAGGTAATTGATCTCAACAACCCTAAGCTTGGTATTACTGAGCTTCGTTATATTGATCCACTGAAGATCAAAAAAGTTCGCGAGATCAGAAAGAACGATAAGGACCCCAATGCCGCACGTCGTGCTAATGGTGGTCAAGAACCTTCTGCCCTTGATTATGATTTTGGAAATCACGATGAGTATTACATCTATAATCCGAAAGGGTTCCTGAATATGAATGGACCAGAGCAAAAAGGTATCCGCATTGCGATGGATGCCATTGCTCACACCAATTCAGGTTTGATGGATCTGAACCAGAAGATCACACTCTCGTTCCTGCATAAAGCAATCAAGTCTCTGAACCAGCTGAGAATGATTGAAGATGCTTTGGTTATCTACCGTTTGAGTAGAGCACCCGAGCGCAGGATTTTCTACATCGATGTTGGTAACCTGCCTAAAGTTAAGGCGGAACAATACCTTCGCGATGTTATGAATCGGTATCGCAATAAGCTGGTATATGATGCTAACACGGGTGAGATTCGCGATGACAAAAAGCATATGTCTATGCTGGAAGACTTCTGGCTTCCACGCCGCGAGGGAGGGCGCGGTACCGAAATCTCTACCCTTCCTGGCGGGCAAAACCTTGGTGAATTGAAGGATGTAGAGTACTTCCGAACGAAGCTCTTTAAATCGCTCAACTTACCCCCGAGTCGGTTAGATGGAGAAAAAGGATTTAGTCTCGGAAGAAGTAATGAAATTCTTCGTGACGAACTTAAATTTTCCAAGTTCGTCGGTCGCCTCCGTAAAAAGTTTTCTGTTCTGTTTGATGATCTTCTGAAGACTCAACT